TAGCTGTTTTCTTTTATCTACAATATAGTGATACAATAAATTATCAATAATAACCAAAAGGTGGTGATATGGCACTAACAGACAAGCAGGAGATGTTTTGCCTTGAATACCTTGTTGATTTAAATGCCACTCAAGCAGCTATAAGGGCTGGCTATAGCGAAAAGACAGCATACTCTATTGGCAATGAAAACCTGAGCAAACCTGAATTACAGGAAAAAATAGCGGAATTGATGCAGGAGCGTTCAAATAAGACCAAAATCGATGCTGAATGGGTGCTAAAAGCTGCAAAACAAGTTTTTGATAGGTGTATGCAAGCTGAACCTGTATTCGTTGCTGGGGAGCCTACGGGCGAATATAAGTTTGACTCATCAGGTGCAAACAAAGCATTAGATACAATCGGTAAGCATGTTGATGTTCAGGCATTCAACGAGAAGAAGACAACCGAGGTTACTCACAAGCTGGATAAACCACTTGCAGAAAGGTTGACTGGTGGCTCTAAGCGATGACAAATCATGAAATTGCAAGGCAGTATATTGCAGACATTGATTCGCTAACATACGAACAACTAGCTGATGCTATGACATATAAATGGTTTCGGCTTAATACCCTCTATCACATTAAAGACAAATCAGGCAAGAAGGTTTTATTCACGCCGAATGAAGAGCAAGAAGACTTTTACGTTAATACCCATGGTAGGGATATCATCTTAAAAGCTCGTCAGCTTGGTTTTACCACATTCAAAATGATTCATGACTTGGATGAGTGCTTGTTTAATGAGGATTATTCCGCCGGTTGTATATGTCACAACCTGGAAGACGCAAAAGACATTTTCAGAAACAAAATAAAATATGCCTACCAAAACATAACCGATGATCAGCGAGAGCTATTATCTGAGATTGGTTACGATTTGCCGGTTCCGGTAAATGACAAAGATAATGGCTATGTATTTAGTAATGGATCAAGCATCAAGGTGAGTGTGTCTTATCGTGGCGGGACATTACAAAGCCTTCACGTTTCAGAGTTTGGCAAGATATGCAAAAAATATCCAGAGAAAGCAAAAGAGATTGTAACTGGGGCGTTTGAAGCTGTTGGCGTTAATGGGAGCATAACCTTAGAGTCAACCGCGGAAGGCAGAGAGGGGTATTTTTTTACATACTGCAATGACGCCAAAAAGTTAAAGGATTTAGGTAGGGAGCCATCAGTTCTTGAGTTTAAGTTTCACTTCTTTCCGTGGTACACGCGTTGTGAATACTCAATACCAGGTAAAATCTCAAATTCTCTGTTTGATTACTTTGATGAGCTTGAGAATAAATACGGAATATCACTAACTAACGGGCAAAAGGCATGGTACTCAGCTAAGTGGAAAGTCCTTGGCGATGATATGAAAAGGGAGTACCCAACAACTCCAAAAGAGGCGTTTGATCAATCCGTAGAGGGAGCCTATTACTCTAAGCAGTTTATTGATATTTACCGTGACGGAAGAATATCCGATCTTTCTGGATGGGAAAACGAAGGCAATGTAAATACAGCTTGGGATATTGGTATCGGTGACTCTACAGCGATTTGGTTCTATCGCAGAGTCGGCGAGGAAATTCATGTTCTACACTATTACGAGAACAGTGGTGAATCATTGGGTCATTACATTAAATACGTCCAAGACACAATGACTAAGAATAATTGGTCAATGGGTAAGAACTGGGGTCCGCACGATATTAACAATCGTGAGTTTGCATCAAAAGGCAAGACACGAAAAGAATTAGCTGCCGAAGGTGTCGAGTATCTTGGACAGATATATAGAATGATATTCGAGGTGGTTCCAAAGCTTGGTGTTTTGGATGGGATAGAAATTGCCAGGAATACATTAAAGCTATGTGTGTTTGATGAGTATGAAACAGAGCAAGGCGTTAAGACTTTAGAGAATTACCGTAAGGAGTGGAATGAAAAGCTTGGTGTATGGAGGGATAACCCTCTACATGACTGGTCATCTCACGGGGCTGATGCGTTTAGATATCTGAGCGTTGTTGAAAATGGCTCTAGAGATACCAAACCATCTCGACCTAATATGTCATTCGGTTGGTAATATGTTAGAATACAAAAAATTTCAGAGGGTTTTATAAATGGCAATTGATACCACCGTTCATGTGGATTATTCACGTTATGCCAGACAATGGCAGAAAAACAAAGATGCGTCTCGTGATTTGGTGCATCAGTTGAAAGAAAAATATCTCCCCACTAATGAATTACCGGCTATTGCATTAAACGATCCTAGCAATCGACAATTAAACGAATACATCAAGCACAAGTACAACACTCAGGTATGGCCTATGGCTGTATTCTTTAATTTCACGCGTTCAACACTATCTGCATGGATTGGTTCCATTATGGCTAAAAAGCCACAGATTAGCTTTGCTGAAAGCGAAAAAGAAACCAAACTGGATTATCTTTTTAAAAATGCTGACGGTGCGGGTAATGGTACAAATACTGTCGCTAAATTAGGCCTTGAAGCGACAATGGAAACTGGTGGCGGCGGCTATCTTGTTGTAATGCCTGATGCAACAATGACAGAGCAAAGCGTTCGTGATGGTTCAATTGCCCCTCGCATCAAAACATATGACCGGGAGAATATTCTCAATTACGAAACGTCATACATCAACTCAAACAAGGTTTTGACATATCTTAAAATCAGAGAGTTTGAAGCGTATTCAGACAAAAGTACATCAGAGTTGATCGTTAAACATATTGAATACTTTCTTGATGAAAATGGTTATGTTTATTGGATCGTAACGAGAGATAATGAATATCCTGGCTATCCAGCGGAAGAGATTGGGGACCTAATCGAAGCAGGCAAGCGAGCAACATCAATTCCGTTTTATTGGTTCGGTGCTAATGACAACGAAGAGACACCAGACCCTGCTCCAATCACACCAATTGCTAATCTTAACGTTCTTCATTACGTGTTAAGCTCTCGCCACACGCAGCAATGTTACGATGTTGGCCAGGGTCAATATCATATTGATTTAGGTAATATGGAAAACCTGACCATCTATGATGACACTGGTAAGCCAATGAATCCACTAGACGCGCTTAATCCTGGTGGCGTTAAATTTGGCTCAGTTGTTCCAATCGTTACAGCTAACAGTGGCTCAGTTGAATTAATTCAGTTATCTACTGATTCACTATTGGCAGAAGAACCAGGTAAAATCGAAGAGAGAGCAATTAAAATAGGCGCTCAAATGATTACGCAAGACGTTAACCAGACGGCTACAGCGTCACGAATTGCATTCTCTGGCAACACATCAAACCTAATCACCATTGCTGATAATGTTGGTATGGCATTAAAAGCGGCTATTATGCGCATTGCTGATGTTGTAGGTTATGATTCGAGCTTAGTTAAATGCGAACTGAATAAGAAACTAATCACTGAAACACTAACAGCTCAGGACCGCACTTCATTTATGCAAATGGTAATGCAAGGGGTAATGCCGTTAATGGCTCTATTCCGTATATTGCAGCGTGCCGGTGAGGTAACAGACGAAATGACATTTGATGATTTCAAGGCTGAGATAGAAAAGGATGAAGGATTCTTTGCACTTCGCGGGGTTGGGACCAATGTTAACAATGGAGTTCAATAATGACAACGATAGCTTATAACCACAAGGATAAAGAGATTGCAGTTGATAGTAGATACACAAGGGGAGACACGATAAGCAACAATAATGGAGTTAAATACAGAAAAGTTAACGGAGTTACTTTCGTTATTGCTGGAAACACCATGTATTATGACGATATTATTAATTGTTATTTTGGCAATGAAGAGTGTGCAAAAGGTGTTAATGTTTCCGCTCTTGTAATCGATAATGGCGTCGCTTATGAGTGCGCATTCGATCAAGATGGTGGGTTTTGGAAAGATAAATTAACAGAAAATACAACTCATGGGTGTGGATCGGTTTGGGCTACTGCTGCTATGGATTTCGGATGCAGTGCAAAAGATGCTGTAAAATACGCAATGACAAGAGACATTTACACTGGCGGTAAAGTTCATGTGTTTAAGGTTGAATAATGGCTGAACTAAGTCAAATAGCTGCGCAAGTAGCTCATCAGGTAGATTTGCAGAAGCTGGCTAACTCAATTGCAGTTGACCAGAATGCCGTGCTTAATGAGCTATCAAAAACCATTCGTGACATTCTCGCGGATTACGAATACATCGACACAAAGAAACTCTATAACGAGATAATCAAGGAGATTACGAAAGAGGTTAACGCTTCGACTTTGGTTATCACCAACAGTGTTCAAGATCAGTTATTTGACGCAATCAAAGAAGAGGTAACATTTCAGCATTCGGTATTGAAAGCTGTATCAAGCAAGAGACCGCTTCGCCCAGGGCTAGATAAAATTAATTCCGCAATTCTAAATAAGCCGCTAGTTTTAAACGGCAAGGCTATGACATGGGAGGAAAGGATTGGAGCGTATCAATCAAATACTCTCGCATCAATCAAACAACGCATAATGGCTGGATGGGCTAACGGTGAGCCTGTAGCAGATATCACACGTTCAATCACCGGCGGTCGCAATGTAACTGGCATTATTGACCGCTCTAAATCATCGACTAATGCGCTAGTTAAGGATTTACTAAGCCACTCATCAAGCATGGTCAAGTCAGAGACAGCAAGACAAAATAGTGACATTGTGATCGGTGAGAAAACGATTACAACCTTGGATTCTCGCACCTCTCCAATTTGCCAAAATTACAGCTCGCAAGATAACGGCGGAAAAGAGTGGATTTACGCAAAAGTTGGCAGAAACTTTCCGCGTCCCGGGTTTCACTGGAATTGCCGGTCCACAAATATCATGCTGCTTGCTCCTGAATACAGAATTGATACAGATGGACAAACTCGCCCGGCAGTAGTGGATGGAAAAGCGATTCAGGTTCCTGTTGATACAAGCTGGCTAAGCCTGGCAAAACAATATCCAAGCATTGCAGAGCAAGCATTAGGACCAACAAAAGCTAAATTGTTAAACGAAATGAGTGCAGACGCTTTTCATAAAGTCGCCTACAACTCATTAGGTGAAGCAATTACACTTGAACAGATGAAAAATAACTCAAAGAAAGTAGCTAGTTTGCTGAAAGATTAAATCATGCAACTATCAAAAATGAAAAGTAAGATTTCATAAATATTAGCATTGCATGTATATCTGAGTTAAAATGTCAATAACTTAATCGCGACTAGGTCGCACGGCTGAATCTCAAGGGGATATAAATGCCATCACTTTTACAAATGCTCAAAGACAAAGGCGTAACATTGCCAGACGATTTAAACTTATCAACAATGATTGAAGAGTCAGACGAGGTCATGGGCTTGAAATCGAAAAACGTTGATTTGTTGGAATGGCAAGTTAAAAACAAACCACTGTTAGAATCTTTGCAACAGGAAAAAGAAACTCTGACAAATAAGCAGCGAGAAGATGAAGAAAAGATTCTGAAACTTGCTCAGGAAAATGGTGACTTTCAAAAGGTTGCTGAAATCAACAGCAAACGATTGAAAGAACTTGAAGATGGTTTGAATGCATCGCGTGACAAGGCTAAACAGTCAGCACATGAAGCAGCTTTACAATCTGTAGCTTCATTGTTTACTGATAAGTCCTTAGGTGCTGACATTGCTGCAACTAAGGCATTTACTGAATTAAATGAAACTGGCGATCCGGTAACGAAATTTAAGCTGGGTGATCAGGAGTTTGATTCCGTGGATGGGCTTAAAGAAGCAATGGCTAAAGTACCAAGTTATGCGGCAGCTATGCCCGTTGGTGGTGCTAACAATGCACCTCACGCTAATGGTCCGAGTGGCAATCCTAGTGGTGGTGAGCCTAAAAATCAGGCAGCGGAAACAGCTAAAAAGAATGGTGATTCTTTAGGTTATCTGTCTGCTGTTATTTCAGGTAATTAATTTAAAAGGGTAATAATATGCCAATTTTTTCAGGTGATTTAGCCAGTGCTTTGAACGACACGGTTATTAATGAAGCCTTTAAACTAGTTCTATCAAATCGACCTTCTTTGTTGGGTGTTACTGGCTTTGGTCAGTCTCGTCTTGCTTTTGACGGTTATAAACTTTCATGGCTCGATATGCCTGTTGATGCCGATTCATTTACTGTTGCTTCTGATGCTCTAATTGATGCCACATCTATCACAATTTCTGCCGGCGCAGTAACCGCTCGCGCAGGTATGATGCTGTCAATTTCAAGCTCTGACGAAGTTATGCTTGTAACCGCTGTGTCTGGCACCACACTTACTGTGGTTCGTGGCATTGGCGGTACCGCTGCCGCTATTACAACCGGTGACGTTTTGACCGTTGATTCTGTTGGACGAGAAGAAAACTCTATTGGTTCAGAAGATGGTATTTATCAACCTGAAACGGTAGAAAACTACTTCCAAACAGTAGATACAATGATCACAATGTCTCGTCGTGCTCTTGCTACCGCTCAATTTGGCAATACCAACTCAATGGCATTCCAAATTCAAAACCGTATCCAGCAACTAGCAATCAAACTTGATCGCATGTTGATTCGTGGCGTTAAAACCAATCAAACAATTGACGGTGATGAAGTTACATACACAGGTGGCCTCCGTTACTGGGCTGGTCAAACTGGTCGCATTAATGAAACGGCAAGCGCAGCGGCATTAACTCTTGACTTAATTAATGACCTAAACGGAGAAATTGTTTCACGTGGTGGCATGACTGATACGTTAGTTGTTAGTGTCGCAAAAGCTCGTAAGTTGTCAGCGTTAATTTCAGCAAACTACGCAAGTCAACGCCTTGCTGACTGGACTGCTGATGAGGGTTCTGCTCTTATCCTTCCTTCTGATTTGCCGTTAGTTGGTAACATCAATAAGATCGTTGTTGATACCAACGTTGCAGATGATGAGTTATTCATTCTTGACTCCGGCATGGTTAAGGTTATCCCTATGGGTGCTGGCAATGCTGGTGTTGATGGAAACTGGCGCACTCTTAATGCAACTGCCGAAGGCCAGGACGGTCAGTCTGTCCGTGTTCTTGGTGATATGGGTATTGAAGTTCAAAACTCAAAAACTCACTTTGCACGACTATATAACATCGCATAGGTGAATTATGGAATACTCAATTAACGGTAACTTTCAGATGCGTCACAACGGGCAAAGATTAGATTTTGTTAAAGGTAAGACATTTATCACTGAAGACAAAGAGCTAATAAAAAAGCTGGATGCAACCAAGGAAGCTTCAAAAGCAACAAAGGCCAAATAGGCTTAATTAAAAGCCCCTTGGTTGGGGCTTTATTCTAAAGAGGTTATTATGAACTTCGATTTTATAACATCATGGCTAACTAAGAATCTTGTTACAAGCCCTGGAGCTGGAACATCAAGAATTAGAGCTGATATATCTCAAACAGGATTTTGGGAAAATAGAGAGTTCAGGATTTTTCCACCAATCGACACAACATCAGGAAGTGTATGTTTAAAAATAACAGCTCCAATTGATTTTATTTTGAGATTTCAAAGTCTTGAATGTGAATCAGACGCACTAACTATGAAAGCTTATAGGGCTAGTGATGGAGGCTTGGAAAGTGGTACTTTTACGGCTACCGATTACCAACTTCCTAATAATATAATGTCAGATACACCAGAATACACGGGGCAGGTTGTTTATTCAATTGGCGGAACATGGACACCTACCGATACTGATTTATATAGAGACATACTATCTGTAACCGTTAGCAACGCAACAGCTCAGCAATCAACTGTTGGCGTTTCTTCGGTTCCAGAGCGAGGGCTTAAATCTGATACATATTATCTTGTATTTAGCGGTGGCGGCGTTGGTAATTTTTATTCTTTAATTGAAGAGCGGCCATAAGGATTTATTATGGGAAGAAATAACGATTTACCGCGTTACATATCAAAGCGCGGGATTACATCAGAAGAGGCCCTTGATGCAATCGAGGGAGGAGCTTTGGCTTCAAGAAATGGGGCAAAGGCTCGTGATATTTCGGGCCACTTCGTGACATATAACTCTGGCATACTTCCACTGGAAGGGGTCACTGACGTGGTATTCTTAGGTGCATCAATTGATAATGTTTACTCGCATTCTGCTAAGATGACTGGTTATGCTGACGCTAACGGTGAGTTAACTTTACAGATGAAATCAGATTCAGCTAGCAATTACTGCTATTTGAGCGCTGTTGAAGTAAACCCGCTTTAGTCCTCTTATGTATTTCTCTTCTGGGGCGTGCTGCAATATGCCGTCCCTATCTCCACATTCGTAAACATAACGCCACTTATAATCCTCGGGTTTAAATTGATCTAAATCATGCAATCCTTGCTTTGCGGCCTCTTTGAAATACCAATCCCTTAATGGTCCGTGATCGTTTCTAATGTATGTGTTGCACAGGTCCAATATGTGTTATCCTTATAGTTATCTAATCCGTGTTTAGTTAGAATTATACCAGTTACCTGAGGTGTTCATAGTGCTAACAGTACAAGATCCATCTAATCCGACAACAACGGCAGATAGTTATCTGTCGCTTGCTGATTTCAGAACAAGAGCATCATCTCTTGGGTTGACTCTTGCAACGGAAGATGCAGCAGCGGAAGTGCAAATCCGCACCGGGATGCAATACGTCGATTCTTTCAGGTTTGCCGGTGAAGTTATTATTCCGTGGCAGGGTACGCAGTGGCCTCGACAGAATTTCATTGAATACGTTAATGGCGTAGAATATGAATACGACAATCAGAAAATTCCACAACAAGTGATTGATGCTGTTTTATATGTAGCGGTTGAAGATGATATTTATGTCACTCAGACAGCCGGTGAGCGCATTCAATCGGCTAAAGTTGATGTTATAGAAACAACTTACTTCGACGATGGCGCAAGCGCTAACGGATTTAAACGAGTTGTTAGAGCTGATTCGCTGCTATCTCGATTTATTGCTAAAACTCCTAACTTTGGATATCCGGTGTAATTATGGCTCTAGACTTATCGGCAACAGCTAAAAAACTAATCAGGTCACTGGCTGGAAAGTCTGAGGATTTGCTATTTTATCGCGTTAGAAAAACTGATGCCGTGATTGATGCCAATACAGGAGCCATTACAACCCCAGCAACTGTAAAAAAAACAGAAATGGACGGAGCGCTAACAAACTTTAGCCAGTCGCTGGTTAATGGTCAAAATGTGTTAACCGGCGACCTAAAGCTGATTTGCTCTGCTGACTTTGATTATCTTGTTGGCGATTATGTTGAGGTCTATGGGCGGAATTATGCAATAGTTAATCCAAAACAAATAAATCACGCTGGCGTTGTCCAGTGCTGGATTTTGCAGTTGAGACCGATGTAATGAGCTTTGCTGACGAGCTAAAGAAAGAGGCTGACGCAATAAGAAAAGCTCATGAAGAGGTGGTAAAGGTTGTCGCAATTACCGCTTTCAACTCTGCGATCACTTCAAGCCCTGTCGGGAATCCTGATTTATGGAAGAATTCGCCGCCTCCTGGATATGTTGGTGGGGCTTTCAGAAGCAACTTTTATTTAACATTTAATAATCCATCCACTGAATGGGATCCGTCAAAAGTAAGCGAGTATCAAAAAACGCTTGAGCATGTTGGCGGAATAGCAACGTCTGATTACAAAGCTCGGTACATATTGTCAAACAACGCCCCGTACGGACAAAGACTAGAGAATGGCTGGTCCAGTCAAAGCCCTGCAGGAAATATTATTCAAAAGTCCGTTTCATTGGCAGAATCAAATATTTCAAAATTCACCAAAACTGCATATAAAAAATATGGAGTTAGATCATAATGTACTCAGAATTAAACACGATCATAAGAACTAAGATTAACTCATTGGTTGCCACATACTCAGAAGATACACTTCCTATCTATCACTTTGGCGACCAGACAGAAGATATTGAAGGCGCTCACATAATGTGTAGTTATCACACTAACGAGCCTAATAGTGAAGAAGTTGGATTCTCAACATCACAGCAATTGACAGGTTATATAATGGTTGGAGTGCTGCTTCCAACTGCTGATAACGCGTTGGCATATGCTTCTAGCTTAATCTCATCACAAATATATAATCACTTTCAACGCAGCGCAGAAGTTACCGGAAATATCAAGTTTGAAATACTAAGCGTAACAAAGAACGATCCTATCCGTGATGGCGGATTTTTTGTTCAAAATTGCGTTGTTAATTTCCGTGCGTTTTATGTGATATAATCCATTTGTTAGCTAACACATAGAGGATTTGAAATGACCAGACCAGCAACAGCGAATGCAACCGCATTATATTATTGCGTTCAAACAGTAGAAGGTGCATTGCCTGCATCTCCAGTATTCAAAAAGCTACCATTTACCGGCGGTGTTCCCGCGATTAGCCGTGACACATTAACATCAAGCGTTTTGGATGGAACCCCAGAAGTAACCGGTATCCGTCTTGGATCATATCAAGTGGCTGCTGAGGCTGGTGTTGAGCTTAAGTATGAAGTTCATGATGACTTTATTGCCGCTGCTTTGCAATCATCTTGGGTTGACAATGCGGCAACAGCAAGCGGATCTGTAACAATCGATCAAACAGCTAAAACAGCCGTGTTTGCTGGATCCGATTTAACCAGTGATATTTCAGTCGGTGACATTATCGCGTTTCCATCAATGACAGAAACGTATAACCAGGGGCCGCATCTTGTAACTGATATCTCATTCTCTACTGACACAACAATCACGCTAGGTGCTGCCGTTGAATATGATGAAGTATTGGGTCGCGATGGGCTTAAAGATGAAACCGCAACTACTGTAATCAATATCAATTCTACGTGCTCAGTAGGCACTACACGGACTTATATTGCCTTGCTTGCAGTTTATACAGACTTAGAAGCAGGCACATCATACGACCTCACAATGGACGCAGAAGTAACCGGATTTAGTTTTAACGTTGCTGTTAACTCTCTTGTGACCGGTACTTTCTCACTAATCGGTAAATCATACAGCGGGAATACCTCGCTCCCAGTCGGAGCCACGCTAGAAGATGTCACAAACTATCCGTCTTATACTGGTATCGATGGTTGTCTGTTTAAAGATGGTGAACGTGTTCGATTGTCTACCAGTGCCGATATCACACTCGATCGCAATGCTTCGCCAGTTTATGAATTGTGTTCAAAATACATTTCTCACATCAGTTATGAAAAAGTCACAAACACGGTGGCAATTTCAACGTACTTCACTGATTACGAAATCGAAACTCAATTCCTGAATGAAGTAACGGCGGCGTATGTAATCATGCTTCGATTAGACGGCAAAGCTTTAGCGTTTAGCTATCCATCAGCGTTAATTACGGAAGCGCCTAAAGACGTATCAACAGGTGACATTACCATTTCAGCTAGCCTGCAGGGCTATAAAGCTGACGGTGTTTCTTCATCATTAATCATGAGAAAGGTAAGTGCATAATGGAATTGACTTTAGATTCACTCGACTATTCAACTGGTGAGCTAAAGGTAAGTGGTAAGGTGATTGTGATCACCTCATCACTAAACCCAAAAGCGATAAAGGCCAGTTCAAAATTCAATGCAGCCATTGATTATGCAAAAGAAAATGATATCGAGTTATACGCTACTGAGGATATCGAAGGAATTCCAATCAGGGTTGTTAACGAACAATACAAAAAACTAAATAGCATGCTTGCTATCTCAATGGTTAGCGAGTGGCCTTTTGATGATGACATGAAAGAAACTCTTTTGGAAAATCAGGATATTTGCAATGCAATACAAAACGCGGCAAATAGACTAGCAGAGGATTTTCTCAAAAAAAAAGACAGCTAATTGAACATGCTGCCAAGAGTTATTATCTAAACATGAAACAAAAAAGCGGTTCAACCAGACGCGAGGAGTTGACCGCTTTATTCAAAATTGGCGCAAATGTTGGCAATCAATTAAAAGTACCACAACCACCTATTGAGTTCGGATATCTAATCAAATATCACTCTGACATATCTCTATCATGTGATGTAACGCCTCAATCAATTCATTACTACGCATCCTTAAATGAAATCGAATTAAATCATATCGAGGTTGATGTTATAATTACCTTAGAAACAGTCAGGGTGCTTGCAATTCGCGGCTTGTCTCCTGACAAAATTATGGAGATCGTTTAAATGGCTCAACTAGTAATTGATGTTAGTGATAACAACTCAATAAGCACTGCTGATGACAAGCTACAGTTATTGACGAAAACTGGTAAAAAAACAGAAAAGCAAATAAAAAACATAGGAGATGAATCGGTTGAGTCATTTGGCGCATCAGCCAAGAGCGTGGCGACAATGGCAGCAAAAACAATTGTTGCTTACGGAGTTATAAGCAAACTATCTCAAGTTGTAAAATCATCTGTAGTTACTCAATCTAGATTTGAACAAAGCATGGCTGATTTATCAGCTATTACAGGGGCTACTGGTGATGATTTGAAATATCTTTCAGATCAAGCAAAGATAATGGGTGAAACAACCCAATACACAGCGTCACAAGCTGCTGACGCCTTCAAGTTAGTCGCGTCAGCAAAGCCGGACTTACTTGAAAACGCAAGCGCAATGTCAGAAGTAACTAAGCAGGTATTAATACTCGCTCAGGCTGCAGGATCTGATTTAACAGAATCTGCAGAAACAGTAGGGTCAGCACTAAACCAGTTTGGTGCTAATGCAGATGAGGCGGCAAGATTTGTTAACGTCTTGGCTGCTGGCTCAAAATATGGCGCATCAGAAGTTAATGACACATCAATTGCGCTTAAAAATGCTGGTGTTTCTGCTGCCAGTGCTGGCGTATCATTCGAGGAAACAAATGCGGCAATACAGGTACTTGCAACAAATGCAATAAAAGGCGGAGAAGCTGGTACAGCGCTAAGAAATATCATACTTAAACTTGAAACATCAACAGATAAAAAGTTAAAACCTTCAATTAACGGACTGTCTGGAGCTTTAAAAAATCTAAATGATACACAGCCAACATCAACAAGCCTGGTCAATCTTTTTGGATTAGAGAACGTAAATGCTGCAACTGCAATATTGAAAAACGTAGAAAATCTTAATGAGATGACGGTTAAACTTACTGGCACTAACACTGCAATGGAACAGGCATCAGTAAGAACAAACACTCTCGAGGGTGACTATAAAAAACTACAATCTTCAATCGAAGGAACCCAAATAACAATTGGCGAAAAAATGAATCCCGCTATGAGGTTCCTTTCTCAATATACAACCGAGGCCTCTGATAGATTAAATTATTTGTTAAAAGCAATGAATGAGGGTAGTAAAGAACAGTTATCGGAACGATTAGTTGAGCTTCACAAAGAGATATTCCAGCTTGATAAGGATATATCTGATAACGAAACAGCTTTTGGAAGGCTTGGTAATGTTTTAAGTTTTACGTCAACTGATAGTGATTATTTAAAGAAAAAAGTCGCAGCGCTAAGGGAGGAGTATGCTGCCATACAAAAACAAATAGAGTCTTTAAACAAAACACAAAAAGAGTCATCAGAAACAACAACAACTACAACCACAACAACAACTCCAACCACGAATATAGAAGAAGAGCTAACCAAAAAACAAAAAGATCAGATAGCAAAAAGAATTGAAAATCTTAAAGAAAGCCTAATGACACAGGAAGAACTTGCTGCCAGTAGTTTGGATAAAAGACTTGCTTTAATAGACAAGTCAGAATTGAGTGAAAAAGAAAAATCAGATCTAACACTTGATGTTTGGGTTGATTATTACGATAAACTTGATTCTTTACATACAGAAAGAAACAATAACCTTGATAGCGAGGCTCAATCTCTAAGAAACTCATTAGCTAATAAGAGAGAATTGTTAGATGAGGATTATGCAAAAAATAAAGAGCTGTTAGACAGGGAAGTTATTGATGCGAGTGAGCGAACTGAATTAAAAAAACAACTAGATAAAAATTATTCAGAAGAAAAACAAAAGCTAAATGAAGAAGCCTATAAAAATGCAAGCTACTTTAATAACTTAACAATATCTGCTTTGGACGATGTTTCAAACGCCGCTGGCTCTCTTGCTAGTGATTTAATAACTGGTACAGGAACTATGGAGGACGCATTTAAGAGCTTGTCTCTGACAATAATTGATGAGGTTGTTGGATCGCTAGTTAAAGCAGGGATACAGCAAGTTAAAAACATGATTATTGGCGAGACAGTAACTAAAGCGCAAGAAGCAAACATAGCCACATTAACTGCGACTCAAAGCGCAGCAACAGCGGCAACAACCGCCGAACAGGTTGCGTCTGCAAGCACCGTTACTGCTGCCGCAGCTCCTGCTGCCGCAGCTACGTCAGTTTATTCGTGGGGTACTGCTGCTGCTATTGGCGGCGCTGCGTTTTTAGCAAGCATGGCTCTAGCAAACCAGTTTAGAGCGCAAGGTGGTTCCGTTTCTTCCGGCTCTGCTTACGTGGTCGGTGAACGTGGTAGAGAAGTATTTGTTCCTGAAACCAATGGATCTATAATATCAAACAGCGACTTAACAAGCGGAAGCGGAACAAATCTAAATGTGAATGTTTATAATCAATCCGGCTCAAATGTTACAACTAAACAAAATGCATCAGGCGGGGTTGATATTTACGTCACAAAAGAGCAATTACCGTCATTGATGACTAATATTCAGGCTGACCGTGACAGCACATTCACGCGCACCCAGAAATCAATGAGACAGCAGGGGTTAATCTAATGCTTACAGGTGATACAAGCGAACTAGATACATTGATGTATGCAGGAAATTTAAAACTACCAGAGCGTGATTCATACTCTGTAACAATGCCAGACGGGGTAACTCGATCTTCTTTGGATGGTGGATTACCAAAACTTCAAATTCAATTTCTTAACCAACCTTACGCTGTTGGCTGTACGTACAAAATGCTATCAGAGTTTGAATCAGCATTCATGGAGACATTCTTTAAAAAGAACCGATATAAACGATTCATAGTTTATCTGTTAATTGGCAGTACCGAGCTAGAACCATTTGTTGTGCAACTTGATAGTGTCCCATCTGTAACAAAAACAGGGTTTAGCGGTAGTGTTACAGTAACATATCAGGTTTATCCTGCTGTCGATCGTGAATATGAACAATTTATTTATGACTTCGGGATGCTTTACGAAAATCCAGTTGAAATGTTTGATATTTTTGATATAGCGGTGAAATCATGGCCTACAGCGAGCAACTAAAAGAGATTATCGCGTCAGTAGCGATAGACAAATTCATTGTTGATGTTATTAAGTTTTCACATTCTGCATGGGATCCGTTTTATATCACCACAAGATTAGAAACTGGAACAGAAATAGTTGATGAAGATGGTATTACACAAACTGTTGATTTCTTTCCTATGGAAATGTCTGATGAATCTCAGGATGGATTGATTAAAAATGAGCGCACAATAACGGCTCAAGGATTTAATGATGTTATTGCGTACTATGAGGACCTTATTGATCCAGAAAGCGAAGAAAAGATACAGATTGATATTTACGGATATATTTCAAATGATGAAGGAGTTTTATCTAATGTTGAGATTGGACCGTATACTTACTATCTTAAAAAGACATCATATTCACAGCAACATCAAGCGTGTGTAATGACGGTAAGCACAACACCAACAAATCTAACTAAAACAGGACGCCAATTCACAAAGACAAGGTTCTCAATGCTCGCCGGGTTTGATAAATGATCGGCTACAAGAAAGATTACAACTGCTCTCAGCATGCTGTTAGTTTGATAAACAAATCATGTGGCGCTGAATTTAATATCAGCGCCGGTGAAGAATGGCAAGTTGATTTTATAAGAATGCTAAGAGATAGATTCAAACCAATAAAAAAACCGAAAGAAAACTGTTTAGTGGTTATGAATGACATGTCAGGAAGCTTTCATTTGGGCGTTTATCATGACTTTATGATTGAGCATAACTACAAACCGCTTTCGGGCAGCGGTCATGTTATAATGTCAGACATTGGAACGATTAGAAGTTTATTTAAGAGGGTGCGATTCTATGCCTATTGTAAAACTGTATAAAAATGAAGTTGATAGCGAGCTGATAGAAGTAGAAAGTATCGCAAAATGGTACATAGACAATAAAAACTTATGGCACGAAGGGTATCACTTATTTGAATCTTCTGTATCTCAAGACAAAGACATAACTCTTGATCGATTAGCCATAGAAAATGCAACTGATGTTATCGCATTAAAGCCAGCGGCTGGCGGGATTGGCGATGTAATTGCTGGTGCTGCTAATATCATTGTTGGCGCTACACTTCTAGCTGTTGAAGCAATAAGTACAATTGTAGGGTATCTAGCTCCATCCGTGTCAACATCGTATTCAGCCTCTTCAACAGGTTCGACAGCATCAACATCGTCAACATCGTCAACTAACTCGTTGGGGAGCAGAGAAAACACACCAAACATAGCAGGTAGGAGCGATGATATATGGGGCACAGTAGCAAAACACACACCACGATTGATCGGATATCCATTGCTTGAATTTGAAGATAACGTTGAAGTTGAAGTCTTTCCTCTTTACATTTCTGATGGCAAAGTTCAAATGTCAAATGTAAGAGAAGGCGATACACCACTTTCGTCGATGGCTGGAGCTAAATTTAATGCATGGTATGAAGGTAATCCAAACGATGGCGACACGCCTGATTACACAATCGGAGGTGAAATCGGAAAAGATATGCATGTAGTTAAATATTCAAGCGAATTATCAGAAGAGGAGCTTTTGCCGCCCAACGATCTCGCCCTTGGAACTGCTGCTGTATGGTCTATCGTTGGAAACGGAGATGGAACAGCAACTTTAACACTAACAAACTATTCAGCTCTTGATATTGACCTTGCTGATTATTTCACAGTGTCAGGCACATGTTCACTAATAGACGCATTCATCTCATACAGCGACGGAACGCAATTACTATATGATGATGTAGCAACGGAATATACATTCAATAAAAATGTTTTAAATCTTTCTGGCGACTATACAATATCAAATGTAACAACAAACACAGTTACACTGTCTGGAATATCTCAAACATTCTCAAGCACTTCATTTTTAACATCGTCATTTTTTACTGTATCAAATAGTCAAATAGATACATTTTATACAACAGATTCAGCCATTAATGATATAACATATTATTCTGACAATTTAGCTGCATACCCTGTCACAGTGGTAAGTGGATCTTATACAGCAGATGTTGGTCAGTCACTGTCAAATATTTTAGGACCAATAACAATTTATAAAGACACAGAAACAGCATCATTTAATTTTGTTGCCTCAAGCGGATTTTACAAATATGTGAATACAACACTTAAAGCAGTAACCGCAACAATAAGAGTAACAATTCAGGAAACCGATTCCGATGGAGTGGCAACTGGTAATTCATTTAGCAATGATTACACATTTGCATCAAACACATCCAGCACAACAAAACAAGCCGCATTAACTGTTAAAATTGAAATTCCATACGCTTATTCTCGCGCATTGTGTCAAAGAATAACAAATAGAGACACATCTGACGGAGTTACAGCGATAGATAAAGTATATTGGCGCGACCTATTCTTTTTGTCCACACCAGAAAATATCGACACCAACGATTGCACGATCGCAATGGTTGAAATCCCATCTAGTGTAGCCGCACGAGCTGAATCAAACAGATTAATCAATCTAACATGCACAAGAATATTTACTCCATATATTGGAGACGGTTTATTCGATACAGAGCAAGCGGTATCAACGTGGGCGGAAGTAATGATCGGGCTGTGCCTTGATAAATACAATGGGCGTTTAAGTATTGAGCATGTTGATGCTGATCTATTGCTTGATATTCAGGACCAATTAACCACCTACTACGGAACTAGTGATTTTGTTCAAATTGGATATGATTTGGACGATAACACATTAACGTTCCAAGATGTTTACACATTATTCTGTAGTGCGGTTTTGGTTAAGCCATACAGCCAGGGCGGTGTATTTAAAGCATATGCTGATATAGACAGAACAATATCAAGCAAGCAGTTTACTCACAGAAACAAAATTTCACAATCTGATAGCAGAGAAAGGGATTATCAAAAAGAATACGATGGCATCTCATTAACATACCGCTCAAATGACACTGGAAACAGTGAAACAATAGAGTTATATCTGGATGGGATCTCAGGAACAAACTTAGATCAAATTACATTATCTGCGGCAGTTAATGAAACTCAAGCAACAATTCAGGCTTACAGAGCTTTGAATATTCTCAAATACAAACGTGATACATTTTCATTCAAAGCTGATGGGGTTGCTCATTTAACAGTAACCGGTGAGAGAGTTGATAATGTTGATTATTCCCGTATTGTGTACCGGGAAGGATTTACAGATGATAGCGGCTTAGGAGACTTAAATAAATATCGTATTTACTCTGGATTTGTTGAAGATGCTGATGGATTGACATTAACACTATCAGAACCTGTGTTTTTCCGCGACGACGAAACGCACACAATTAGATTGACAGCTAAAAATGGAGATTTGCTTGAGGCTATTGAATGTCAACCTGGATTAACCAGTTATCATGTAATTCTTGACGAAACTCCATCACAAGAAATTTACGTGGGCTACGAAATGGAAAAAACAACATACACACTTGCACCAGATTTGGATCGTGATGCTATGCCAATGGTAATTCAAACACTAACAAGCGGCACAGACAATGGAACGAAAATAAAAACAATCACCGGTTATAACTACGATTCACGTTATTATCAAAATGATAAAGATTTTGCTGTATAATGCTAATAATGCAGAAATGAGGGTTTATAAATGGCAACATATCCAACCAAGGCAGATGCAGAGCTATTTAAAAGCAACGCTGATCTTGTTAATGAGATAGCAACTAGTGACGAAATTAAAACGATACTAACTGATGAAAATGGTAAAACCAAGTACACCATATCAGGAATTACGCAGGCATTTGGTGGTATTTACGCTGGTGATTATGTTGATGGGACGGTAATTTCAGAACTGTACGAATACGCACTATTAACATCGGATGGAACAAAATGGAAAGTTGCAAATTCCGCCAATCTCCCATACGAAATTGACGCAACAACATATCCGGACCCTGCTGACGATCCCAATCTAATTTTGTTTACCGACGTTTCAGAGTTAAAGGCTGTAGCTATTGCAAACAATACAACTGTTGATGATGTTGCGGAGCTAAAAGTTGGAGCAACATACACAGGACAGCATCTTTTTTATTCTGCTACAACAGGGCTTGTATATGAGATTATTGCCGGATTGACTGGAACGGCAACTGCGGTTAGTGCGGATGTGGATGGTGTTATTACAGTCACTATTGCAACGGTTGATTACGACGTAACAAATAAAACAGACGTTAGTGATAACGCTACCGACACCGGAGCGGTGAATGCAATTATAATGAATTACGATTCTGGTATTAATCCCGTCGTATACAACGGAATGAGAGCATCACTACAGGCGTACTCTGCAAATACTGGAACCGTTACAATTTCTTATAATGATGTAGTTTACAGTCTGACAGATGTCAGAGGGGCGGCGCTTGTTAGCGGTGACTATGATAACGCGATACCAGTAAAAATAAGGTATGACTCCGCACTCGGAAATTTTGTTCTTGACGATCCAATGATGTATTTTCAAGTGAATCAAGTTAAATTGGGATTAAACGCCGGCAAGTTATTGCAGGGTAGCAACGGGACAGCGGTTGGTAGATACGCGGCGTACACTGGGCAAGGTGAAAGTGGGGTGGCTGTAGGCGATCAGGCTGGACATACAAGCCAAGGCGAAGATGGTATATCAATCGGGCGCGCGGCGGGGTACGGGAATCAAGGCGATCATGCATTTGCCGCTGGAGCATTAGCCGGACTCACATCACAACCGGCTAATTCTATTGTGATCAGCGGTGACACGGTCGAAGCGACTCCTGCTTCGGTCGGTGATATCTTATTTAAAACGACAACACAAGAAATTTCAGCTACATCAGCAGGGTTAAAATACAACGGTTCATTGATCTCCCAAGGAATTAGTTTCAACAACTACGCTAACTTTCAAGATCAAAAGACGAGCGGAACCGCTGGGGGTGCGTCTGTTTCTGGGGTTCAGGTGCGAACTCTAAATAGTACAGTTGAAAACTCAATCACTGGATGCTCGCTTACTTCTAATCAAATAACATTAGCGGCGGGAGATTACTATGTCAGAGCAAAATCACCGCTTTATTATTCGGGAAGATCTAGATCTTATCTATATGATACCACTGGAGCAAGTATATTGGTGTTGGGAGCTGGTAGCACAGCAGGTTCAATTGGTACATCTTCTGGCGAAGTGAGCAGCGCCGAAGGTAAATTCACTTTATCTGTAGAGTCAGTTTTAGAACTACGAACATATGTAAACTCAGCACGCACGGTCGATGGATTGGGTCGATACGTGGGCGATGGTGAACTAGAAATTTATGCAACAATTGAAATGTGGGGTTTATAAATGAAATACGCACTATTAGATGACGACTGTGTCATCACACAGATAGACTGTAATGAAAGAGATGATTTTGTGGAAGTGCCTGACACGGCAGTGCCAGGGATGACATACATTGATGACACTCTAGCCACAGTTGAGAAAACAACAGCAGAACAGTTCACAGCAGACTACAAAGAATTGACTGCTACGTATAACACTGAATTGACAGCGTTAAGTTTGGAGTTTGCTAATGCTCACATGTGGAACAGCGACGCAGAGGACGACAAAGAAACAGAAATTAGAGCAGAATTAACAGCACTAAAAACTCAATATCTAGCTGATATTGAAACACTCAAAACCACTTACGGATATTAACTATGACTATTACTAAACGATGTCCAATTTGCGCGTCTACTATGACGTATGAAGAAGCACCAACGGATTGGCCTATGTTTGAAGCAATCTATCGGTGCGATGATACAGACAACTGCGGATATGTACAGCCGACAGAATTGCAAGATGATGATTCATAACAGTTAAACAAAGCCCCGTTATGGGGCTTTCTCTTATCTGCGTTGTTGTAGTTAATAAGTAGTCGTTATCCTCTGTGCTTGATATACTAAATCAGATATTAAGCACAGAGGTAGCAAGGAATAATAATAATGCATTATTTATTTCCATTGATCGCCAAATGTGAACCCTAATTGTTCAAGTGCTTCATCCATTTTTTTCAGTTGTCAACTCTGACTTTCTAATATCCTTAATTTCTGCAAGTTTAGAAAGATGCTCTGGTGATGATTTTAATTCCTTTTGATATTGAACAAACAAAATTTTCAATGTATTAATATCGCAAGAACTCATAGCTGATGTCACTTTATTTAAAATTCCATCATAATCAATTGAAGCTGATTTTAATTGTGCCTTTGCTTGCCCTGCGGCTTGATTTCTAAACTCGTTAGTATCAGCATCTTTAGAGTCATCAATATTATACATTCCATTCAGTGCATATTTTCGAGCGTATGAGCTTGTTGCCCCAGTAACCTGACTGTCATCCATGCCTTTTTTCTGAATTGGCTCCCTGGCTGACGCTGAAGCCGTTATGCTAGTTTCACCATCGGTAACGGTAACAGTTGATTTTACATAAACCCGATCTCCAATCTGAACTATTTCATCATTAATAAATTGAAACAAGCCATTAGCAGCTAGAAGCGGCTTTAATGCCCCCATTATATCCTCGCAACTGCGATAATTGTATTTACCAAATGAGTTAAATTGTCCTTTTGGTGCGTTTAGCTCACTCTGAACCTTGATTAATTTTTTGTAAAAATCATTCATTAAAATTCACCTCTTTCTGCGGATTCAAGCCAGCAATCAAGAGATATACCCTCAATATCAGCACATTCCTGATAAAACGCCCTAGAGATTTCATCAACGCTTAAATTCCTCATGCTTGTTGACTTTTCAACACCAGACTCACCAAGAATCAATACCGCAATACTCATTCTTCAAACTCCATTCGTTTATACACATCAATCAAAACTCTGACATCATCAATGCAATAATCAATTACTTTTTGCGGATTTTCTAACCAAGTATCATAAACTTTTGATCCATCCATTCCTTCTGTTTTACCATTAACGCTAAGGGCAAATGCCAAATCATCAAGTTTGATATATTTATTAAATCCAGACCATGCTTCCATTGTGCAATAATATGATTGTCCATGGCGACCGTGAGGATTAAACCATAAGGTTGGTTTTACATTATTAACAACAGATCGATGCCATAAATACGGAACATCAAATTTTGCATTATGAGCAACAAATCTCCATTGTTGAGAGCCAACAATGTCAGACAGCCAATTCCAGAACTCTATAAGCATATCTCTTTCGTGCTGCCCTCTTGTTGAAAAAGCGCCAACTGAAGAGTAACCGTCAATTGTTGTAACGCTAACACCAATAACGCATATTTCACCTTTTGCCCCATCAAGTGCCGTTTTTCGCCACCGTTCATCTCTAACAGAGTCACCATTTTCAGTAATCCATTTGTCGATTGAATCTTGCTTTTTGTATGAAGCTGGAGCTTTTATTTCGATGTTGTCTTTTGCGCCATTACGTTGATCTGGTAGTGTTTCTAAATCAATAAATACATTAATCATTGCTATTCTCCAATACTTGTTCTTGCGTCATCACATTGTTGTTTTGCATACTCTTCATTAGCAGCAATTTCAAACAAACGCTGAATAAATTGCTCTTTACTGCGTTTATCTCTTTTTGCTGCATCCTTGAGAAGATCGTTAACTTCTTCTGGAATCTCTGTTGTGTATCTTGCCATTTATCCACTCCTTATTTGCTGAGGCAAGTATTGCATTAAAAATAACAAATGTAAATACTAAATTAAACTTTACAATAATATTTATAGATACTAATATGGATACATGCAAGCAGTTAAGGGTAAGTAATGAATAAAGCAAAATGGATAGACGAGCACTACGACAATTTGTTTGATGACTGGTGCGATTCTGATATTGAGTCACTGGAAGAATTTACAGAAATAAAATGGAATGAATATCAAGAACACTTAGCTGAAATGCAAATTTACGAATACGGAAACAGGCAGGAATGGTAATGCACAAACTACTTAAACAATTTCTAACTTCTGGCTCTCACTATGTTGAGAGCTACTTAGTCAACGATGCGGCCACAATCACAGATAACCGCTCACTTGATTACTACCAAAAGCAAAAGCAACAAGCGTTAATCAACTGGCTTAATTTCGAGCTTAAAGGCACTCACTTCGAGTTTAGTTACTATACAAGTGCAAGTGTTTATCTTTCGTATAAAAACCTTGATACAGAGATTACGTGGCGAGATTTGAGCGATAAGGCATTAGAGCTAATTCGCGCTGTTAAATCACACGATAGCGAAGTAATGAATAAATTTATAGAGGATATGGAGTTATGAATTTTGATGAATTTGACAACTATCAGTTTGGCGCAGGAATTGCAGCAAAATACAAAGGTAAAGAATACACTGTGATTTCTGTTGATTTTAATGAGCGATTATTCGGATTGCTGTTAGACTGCTGTCATGATGATGACGATTTAATGTGGGTGCGATGCGAAAACGTAACGATAGAAAAACAACAACCACCACACACCAAAAACCTAAATGGTGTTTATGTTAATGATTTGAGTGAGGAGAAGTAAGATGCCTGTATTGCCATATGAATTAGAAAAAATAGAGACAATGGAAGATGCACCATGTGGTGTTAATTTACTCGTGTGGGATGGTTGCGATTTCAGAATTACTTACGTTGATATAGATCCTGATACTGGCTCTTTCTATGATGCAAATTATCCAGATAGTGGAGATGATGCGTTTATTGCTTATGCCGAATTACCGTGTAATGAAGATATGGAAATTGAATTAGAAGCAGGAGAAATCGACTAATGGCAAACAAAAAACGGCGGTGTTCTCACTGTCGTAAATATTTTGATGCTGAATCTGGAATCATTCGTGGTGCTCAGTTCTTTTGCTGCAAAGAGCATTTAATTGAATACGCAGTTTCAAATAAAGATAGCCTGGTTAGAAAAGGCCAGAAGATTGAGCGCAAGATTCAGCGTGAAAAGAAAGAGTCAATCAGACCAATTAAATGGTACGCAGACAGGGCGCAGGCTGAATTTAACAGGTTTATACGCCTAAGAGATAAAGGAAAGCCATGCGTTAGCTGTGGAAAGCCTGACGATGGATCTCATCAACGCCATGCGTCACATTACAGGTCTCGTGGCGCTTGCTCTTATCTTAGGTTTGACGAAAGCAATTGCCATACGTCTTGCTCAAAATGCAATAATTATCTTAGTGGTAACATTGAGGGTTATACTCCAGAGCTTATAAACAGAATTGGAAAAGATGAATACGATAGGATCGTTAACTCTCCCAAAACCAAAAAATGGTCTAAGGAAGAGTTGATTGAAATTTATGAAGCATACAAATCAAAATGTAAGGAATTAGAAAATGAAAATGAATGAAAATCAAGCTATGAAGTTTGCAAAATTTACAAGTAGAGGTTACCCGTTTGCTGGACTTGCAGAAGAAGCTGGTGAGGTTTTTGGTAAACTTGCAAAGGCACAAAGAAAGTGGGAGATGTGCCAAGAGTCTGTTCTTGAAAATATTTACCATGGCGATCATGAATTCATGTCAGAGCGTGAAATTCAATTACGTGACGATTTAAAAAAAGAGCTTGGCGATGTGTTATGGATGGTTCAAGCTTGCGCCTCAGTGTTGTCACTTAACATGGATGATATAGCAATATCTAATATTGAAAAATTGACAGATAGAGACAATCGTGGGGTTATTTGTGGAGAAGGTGATAACAGATAACCAACCATTCTCAAAAACATAATACTTGCCTCGCTTATGCGGGGCTTTTTGTTATCTACTTTTTGATAGTAAATTACGGATACCGATTGCATTTATCCGATTTTCGTATATTATTAACTTATCTGAACGATAACCGGAGTTTTTAGTTATGATTAAAAAATGGTTTTGGACTTGCGTAGCTAAGTTTAAATACAGAAAACAGCCATACAACGAAGTTTGTTGCTGCGGTCAAGATATGAAAACCCATTCTATTTTGGATAATCACTCGCCACGCTGCATGAAAGAATATGCAATCACTAGCTATATAGAGGAGCGTTTAAAATGACACCAAAACAACGCGCGGAATCACTTGGGGCAATCAGCCTAGCCCATGTATCATTCATCACAAAAACGCCAACCAGCACGCTTTATGACTGGTTTAAAAACTACCCAATCCGCTTTGATGCTATGTGCGTTTATACCGCAAGGGTAAAAGAAGACATTAAAGAAATGGTGAGACTATGAATAGATGTGCGAATGAGAAATTTAAAAGATACAGGAAAAGAGAGGTTTTCTTTCAGATAGCTAGAGATAAGGGTAATAAATATATTGATTCAAAGACAAAAAGAGAGCTTTGCATTGAATTAATAATGTCAGGCATACCAGTAAGGGTGCAAAAAGGAAAAATGCTGTTAATAAAAAACCCTCTGTCAACAATGATATCAACTAGTAGCGATGATTTAGATTGCGGTCTTGGTTATCTCTCTGGAGATTTAAAACGCCATATAGAGAGTTTATTTTTAGATGGAATGAATTGGGGTAACCATGGTGATTGGCGTGTTGATCACATAAAGCCAGTATCCAAATTCATTGAGCGTGGAATTTACGATCCTGCAAAAATAAATGCTCTCACAAATCTGCAGCCATTATGGGCAAAAGATAACTTATCCAAGGCGGCAAAGTAATTATTTAAAACAAGCAAGGAGATGAAGCATGATTGAGCACTACACACTAGCCACAGTAAGCAAGAAAGATCTAGTTAACGCTTTCGACTTAACAGAAGATGATGCAAAGCTAATTCACCGCTACCGAAATCAGCTTCCTGCGATTATTGACGCGGAAGGTGAAGAGGGTTTTTGTGTTGATATGCGAATGCTTCATAGTCAACTAAAGGTTAAAACTGATTTTAGAAAATGGTCAGAACGCAGACTAAAACATTTTATTGAAGGCGAAGACCAACGGACACATTTGACCGTTGGGGGAAATGGCGGGAAAGCACAACGCGATCACATGTTAACAGTTGATTGTGCAAAGCAAGTGGCTATGATGGAAGGTAGCGAAATCGGACAATTAGTTCGCAAGTATTTTGTTTTGTGCGAAAAGCTAGTTATTCGCATGGCCAGAAGAAACCCAATCCGCCAAAACTGCAAAGACTCAACTAAGCAGATTTACGAAAACCTATCAAAGCGAGTGGTTAAATCTAAACAGCCAAAGATTATGGCTGAGATGCACGCAATAGTTTGCACTGTGGCTACTGGTGCCAGACCTTCAGTGTGGAAGAAAATGATCGGAGTTGAAAATGTCCGAGACTTTCTAAAAGAAAACGCATCAACCAGTGAACTAACAAGATACGATCAAGTTGCTATGATGATTGCAATGTTAACCAATGACATTCAGCAAACTAAAAGAAGCGTGCGAGAGCAGTTAGAGCGCTCATTTGGCGAGTCAGATATTTACTTAACATATCTGCATAAATCAGGCGTTAGTGAATTTGATGATTAGCGAACAACCATTATAGGTGATTTGGCATGAAACCTCACTCAACAACAGAAATTAACGCAATCCAGGAATTGAGTGGATCGCAAGTCGTTACGCGAGTGAATTAGGAGAATAACAATGAAACATCAGCAAAAACAGCCACAGAAACAGCCACAACAGCAACAAAACAAAAAGACTAGCGATATCCTTACTGATTTCATCAACGCTTTAAATCGCAGTCTACGCACACCAGGCAATGAAAGTTTAAAAGATAATTTTAGTTAGGAGTTAATTATGAAATTTATTTTACCACTTAGAGTGTTTTTGAATGCAATTCAATGTCAAGCAGATAGAGATGTAAGAAATTACTTAAACGGTGTTCATATTTCAGCCAATCGCGTTCAAGCGACAAATGGACACTACGCATATAATGCATTCGTTAAAGATTATACTCTTCCTGAATGGGTTGATTTTGATAATAAGTATCCAGTTTCCTTGATTATTGCTATGAAACAAAAAATCAGAAAGCCAACAAAAACAAAAGGAGAATGCTTCGCTGTTATTGAGTCAAACAATAATGATGTGATTGTTACTGTAATAAATTGGATTGGCGAAAAGATAGGTTGTTACCTTGGTGAAATTATAGAAGGTAGGTTTCCTAATTTTCATAGAATCTATTCAGAACTCAAAACAGAAAAGGAAAATATTTCGGTAGGATTTAATGCTGAGTACCTCGCAATAATGAAAGGTTTATCAACAAGTAAGCTTGGATCTGTAAAGATGACAACTCACGGAGAAAACAAAGCAACAGTATTTGAATTTCTTGATGGATGCAATGAATACTTTAGTCAAGAATTTATTCTAATGCCAATGAGGTTATAGTCATGATTAACGAATATTTCGCATCAGGTAAAATTTACGAAAAAGTATTCGGTAAATTAATTATGGTTGAGCATTTCAGTATTGCTATTATGTTAGACCGCACTATGAGACTCAATATTGTTAGAGATAAAATACTGGGAGAAGTGGCGCAACTTTACTGCTACAACAAAAATGATATTCACATTGAAACATTATCATTAATCAAACAAGAAACAACCGGAGAAAAATTATGAATGGCAAGAAAAGACAATTAACCGATGAAGAATACAAAACAGTAGAAAAAATGACGAGGAAAGGTTATCGAGTGCGTGACATTGCGGTAAAACTAAATCGTTCAGCGTCAACAATTACAAAAATGAGATTGCGATTAAATCTCGGTCGCAAATCAGAAGAATCGAAACGGATTTACGCAAAAATTGAAAATGAACCGATATTTAATTGTGTTGAGTTTAAAGATGACGCATTCAAATTGTTAACAAGTGTATTCAGATGAAACACTCACCAGAACAAATAAACGCAATCCAGGCAGTAGCAAAACGCTGCTTGGATGAACTAAGAAAATGCAATCATAAAGACTTGGATAGCATGAAGTTAGTAATTGACAAACATTTTAAACAAGTGGAACCAATGGGATTTATCAAAGCCGAACTACAAGTTGAAATTGGTTATCTTAGCGGTTCGCTAACAGATAGGAGAAATATGTGATGAGAGAGTTAAAATTTAGAGCATGGGATAAGAAAACAAAAAAAATGCGAGAAGTTGAAAGCATTGGATTTGGAGCTATATCTTACATGAAAGATGGTTATCCAGTTTGTAATATGATTGGACGTGATTGCATTACTAATGAAGATATGATTATTCATAGAGACTCTCCTGACTTTATATTGCAACAATTCACAGGATTAACCGACTCAAAAGGAGTTGAGATTTATGAAGGTGATATTGTTAAGTGTTATCATTTTACTGACGATAGCGGTCACCACTTTATAAAGCACATAATTAAGTGGTCGGAAAAATTTAATGGATGGTTTGCTATGAATGCGAAGTCAAAATCAGATGATGATGGAAGTATTCAGTTGTGGGTTTACATGAAATCAAATAAGCACACAACTGAAGTTATCGGCAACATTCACCAAAATCAAGAACTACTGGAGAACAGCAATGATTAACAAACTACCAAGGCGCGATCAGTGCGCAGAGCGAAACTGGTTAGAATGGTTGAGGCATACAAAATGAGTGACATTAAGAAAGTATCTGATTACATGATTGATGTTAAACGTCCGGTTACATGTAAAGAGATTTGCGATAAGTTTGGCATGCATCCAAAGCAATTTCAAAATATCATTAACGCTTTAAAATCAAAACACAATTATAAAATTGATTACATAAAATCTTATTACATACATCCAGGGCAAGATAAAATTAAGCAAAGCGTGATCAGTGAGATATACGAAATCATCAGCTCTTGTCCTGATGATGAATTTTACACAAATGAAATAGCAGATTTAATTGATTGTAATGAATGCACAGCCAGGCATGCACTTAGTGATTTAGTTAAGGCCGGTAAACTTAAAAAGAGAAAAGATGGAAATATATCAATTTGGTCTGCAAAATAAATATAATTGAAATGTTGCAAAAATAGGAGTATGTAGTAAAATTGTATATGTAGTCGAAAGGCTATAGCGGTGTGAGAGCCGTTAGAAAGCACAATTGACAGTGGGTTTAGTAAGTAGCAATCTCGGTGGGCTTTTATAGACTGTCAGTTTGCGCCCCACTCTCAACGGGGTTGTTACTCACTAAGCCCTTTTTTGTATCTGTGGTAAAGT